CTTCATAATCTATAAAAACAAATTTATTTTTCATTTTATAATTACAAAATTCATAAAACCTATTTATCCTTGGAAAGAAAGGTTCACTATCTATTTGTTTAAATTCTAATTTTTCTATTTTAGTTGGATCAACGACACTATGGTATTTAAAAGTTACAATATAATCTTTAACTGGTGCTGCATATAATTCTTCTAAAATTTCGATATCAGGTTTATTTTTAAACATTAAGTTATTTCTTCTGTTTCTGGTATACATATAAATTTTATGAATATCTTATTTTTATTTACATCTTCGTAACCAATATCTTCTAGCTTTAAGATGGATTCATAATTACCTGCTATCATACAAGAATAAGCATCTGTAAATAAATCAGGATATCTATAAGGTGGTAGACAACTATTCGCTACACCAGAACACATAATTAAACTTAAAACAAAATTCATTCTACAAGTATACACCTATAGATAAGGTTTCGTAAAACTTTATTTTGTTTAAGTATGCTATAATATTCTTCACTCCACTCTGCGACACGTTCTTCTCCATGTGGTGCAACCTTAAAATCGTTTACAGATATAATTATGTGAAATAACTCGTGAAAAAGAGTTTTACCTAAAATTCTTTTTGAAAGACCTTTTCTAATAACTAATTTGTTATGAGTATAATAATATACAGCATAATCTTCTATGTCTTTAAATTCTACTTTGATTGTTTTATCTTTGTATTTTATCTCTGTTAGTTTCATAGGGCCAATTTAATGGCCCTATTATAACATTATCGACCTAACATTCTACTTCTAGTTGCGTTATTAACTTGCGTATCAAGCCCTATTCCATTACCTTTTGATTGACCATTATGATAAGCGGCTCTATCTCTTATATTCATACTGCTTTTTTTCGAGACAATACGAACACCTTGAGTTTTTAACCACTCTGAAATAGCTTTTTGTTCGTTCTTATAAAGCATAGGAAGTCCGTCTGGATTTTCTATACCTTTATAATCTGGAACTAACTCAAGCCATTTCTCTTTTATCCTCTTTGATAATCTCGTTGCGCAACCTAATTTAAAAGCTTGTTTCATTCTATTAATTTCTGATTTACTACCAGGTACTGTTTCGAACTCTTTATCTGCAAGACGAACTACAGTATTAATAAAATAATCACACATAGATTTAGCAACCAAACGATTAGATTTTCTACCGACAAATGTAGCTTGTTTTACTCTACGATATTTTTCATCTACACCTGTTGAAGTATACATTTGACAAAAATATAATTTAGCAGTTGCGCTTTGAATCCAACCTCGCCAATTATCTCTTTCGACATCGTATGATTCTTTTTCGATAGGTTCTACCTCTGTATCGTCTTTAATATCAGAACGAGATAGATTATGTTCTGAAAGTAATTCTTGAGCTTTTTTAGCAGCAAGCATGGCTTCGTTCTCTGATGCGCCATTATCTTCTGACATCTTTAAAAGCTTTTGAATACGTTTCAGTATGCTTTCTTTTTCTTCTGGCATATTTCTCCTTTCTTATATTTATGTAATACTAGATTATATTTTTTTAGAATTAGTTATTCGACAAAAAATTTTCTATATTGTTCCAATCTTTAGTTATACTATATTTATTAAAATCTTCTAGTGTAACACCTTTAGCTAATGTTTCTCCATCTTTACCATAAAATAAATAAACATCTCTATCTTTTTTTACAAGTATAAATACTTTACCACCATAAAATTCGTATGATTTATGCCAAGCTAGTTGCTCAATAGAAAGACCAACTTTAATTTTTGTCTTTCTTCTTTTAGGTGTTTTAACAAATTTACCTTCTATCCAACCACAATGACCACCATAAGTAACGTAGTGAACATCAGGGATCCCTCGTTCTATTTGTGTTTCAATTCTTTGTATAAAAAAATTTTTAAGTTTCTTTCTGATCTGTGTCCAGAGTGTCTTTTCCATCAAATTTACATACAGGGATTGGTTTCATCTTATGCAAATTCTTCTTTCTAATTGCAAGATACTTATCATAACCAACTTCATCTGGTCTAGACATTAAATGTTCTATCTCTTTATAACTCATACCTAATTGATCTGTATCTGTTCTACCATCAGACCATAAACCATCAGTAGGTTCAGCCATTTGTATCTCCTCTAAAATACCTAACTCTTTACCCATAGCCCATACTTGACTTTTATTACAATCAGCGATAGGTGATATATCAACACCACCATCACCATATTTTGTATAAAAACCAACACCAAAGTCCTCCACTTTATTACCTGTACCTACAACTAAACCTGATGTACTCGCAGATATTTGATATAAAGTCATCATTCGTAATCTTGCTTTTGAGTTTGCTAAACCTAAATCAGAAGTAAATTTTTTATCAGTTAAAATATTTTCAAAAGATAAGTATGCTCCAGTTAAATCTATTTCTACACCATAAGCATTTTGATATTTACTTGTAAGCCAATTTTTATGTTTAATAGATAAATCATGATGCTCGGGTCTTTGAGATATTGGCATGGAAGCTACGAGTGTTTTTATTCCAGTACGTGCACACAATGTAGAAACTACTGATGAATCAATTCCACCAGAAACTCCTACAACTAAACAATTAGCTGGAGTATCCATACTCTCAACATAGTCTTTTATCCAATCGGTTATTATCTTTACTCTGTCTTTTGCTTCCATGTATTGTCTCCAATAGGAATATATTTAACTTCATTTCCTAATTTAAGATACCTAAATGGATCAATGACTACCGAATTAGGATAAAAATAAAAGTGTTTAAAAGCCTCGTGTTTAGTACCAATAAAGAATAATTGTGGTTTAGTTTCCCATTCCATTTCTTGAGAAACATTTTTCATATCAATTGAATCAACATAAGGATCCCACATTTTTACTCTTTCTCCTCTTTCTTCTAAAATATTTTTAAGTAATATTGATGGACTACCTAATGTTAAATTTGTTTCTGGTTTAAAACATTTACCTAAAATATTTATATCCATTTCAAACTTTTCACTAACAATTAAATCAGCTAACCAATCAGTTTGTTTTTCTCTTTGTGACATAATTCCTTCATACCAATTATATGATACATTTAATTTTTTAGCTAAATAACTTAAAGCTATATTATCCCGGGGATGACAACCTCCTCCATCTCCCATACCACCATATAAATATTTATCACTAATTAATCTTGTATCGCATAAAGAAAAAGCTTTACTGATGTCGTCAATATTAGTGTTAGGCAAATTATGACATGTTTCCATTAAAGTATTAATCATTGCAATTTTAGTAGAAATAAAAGTATTATATCCAACTTTAATTAGTTCTGCATTTTCAATTGTAGTTTTAAAGAATGGAGATTTATTTACTGTTTTATAAAATTCTTCTGCTTTATTTGCAGCCTCTTCATCATCAACACCAAATAAATTTATTTCTGCTCCTAAAAAATCATCAATCGTTGTACCCATAGCTATAAAATATGGATTATAACAAAGTTTTACATGCTTACTTAAAATAGGTTTTATATGAGTTCTAATAGTTCCAGGTAAAACTGTAGAAATTATTACTACAACTTTATCTTTTCCTTGTTTTTCTATTTCATCACTTAAATCTTTAACACCATTTTTTAAAAATTCATAATTAAAATCTTTTCTTTCTTTTGGTATTCTTGTTATACCTTCGTATTTTTCATCATGAGGTGTTTGAATAGGGACAAAAATTATATCAGAGTCAGATACAATTTGCTCAATATTTTTTATTTGTATTTTAGAATTATTTAATAGCTCTTGAGCACCTTTTTCTTTATAATTGAGTGTTTTAAATCTTATATTTCTTAAAGTTGTTTCATTAATATCTGTACCAAAAACATTGTGGCCTTTACTTTCGACTGCTAGTGCTACAGGTAAACCTAGTTTTCCTAGTCCTAAAAATCCAATATTCATAATTTATTTTGCTGTGCCCCAATTACTTCCTTTCTCTACATCTACTTCTAAAGGCACTCCTATTTGTACACAATTTTTCATACAATGTATAGCTTCATTTAAACATTTTTGTTGTAACTGATCAACTGAAAAATCTAATTCATCATGAATTGTAAGTTTTAAATCAATATAATCTAAATAACCATCTTCCCATATCTTTAACATTGCTGCTTTTGTAATATCAGCAGAGCTACCTTGAATTAAAGCATTTAATGCTGTATGAGTGTAAGCTCTTTTAAGTTCTGTTTTAGGATAATGTATATGTGCTTCTGATAAAGGATATGCTTTTGAACCCCATTCATCTCTAGGTTCCCATAATTCAAATCTTCTTTTTCTACCTAATAAAGTTTTTATGTAACCTCTTGTACTAGCTACATGTGAAACTTGTTTAGATAATTCTTTTACAAATGGTACTTTAGAATGATACTTATTAAAAAGATCATAAGCTTGATCTAGTTCTAACCCTAATTCTGATGCAAGTTTTTTATTTCCCATACCATAGAATAAACCTAAATTAATAGTCTTTGCTTGTTTTCTAGGTATACTTGCCATCGTAGCAACCATAGAATGAAAGTCTGTTCTAGGATTGTTAAGATATTCTTTTTGCATAGCCATCGCTGAATCCATAAGTTTTAAACTAGAATAATGTACTAAAACCCTTGGTTCTTGTTGAGCATAGTCACAAGCAACCCAATCATGATTTTCTTCTGGTAAAAACAAACTTCTGATCATCGGACCAAGTTCTGGATCTCTAGCAGGCACTTGTTGTAGATTAGGATACTGAGAGCTAAATCTACCTGTAACAGTACCCATAGGATTAAAACTACAATAAATTCTACCATCTTTAGCTTTATCCAATATCATGTTTTTAATAAATGTATTTCTAATTTTGTCTAACTTTCTTATTTGTAATATAGTTTTAGAAACGTCATCATTTTGAGTTTCCAACCAACTCGCAGTGAAACTCGGAGTTCCTTTTGCTGTGTGGTTATACTTAATCGAATTATTATCATATGCTTGTTTTAGTGAAGCATTTGCCCATACATTAACTTCACTTCCTCCAAGTCTATTTAGTATTGATTGATGATCTTGTTGTTTTTTTTCTAATTCATCATACAATTCTTCAGCTCTAGAAATGTTTACCCTTACTCCACCTTTACGCATATGAAATAATAAAGGAATAAGTCTTGATTCAAAATCAACAATACTTTCTATTTGCTCTCTTTTAATTCTAGTTTGTTGTTTTAAAAAAATATCTAATGTTAATTGTGCATCTGCTTTCGCATACTCTGCAACTTCGTTTGCATGTAATCTCCATAAACTTTCTTTTACTTTTGCACGTTTACCAAACTTTGCTAACACTGCTTGTTCTAATTCAACTTCATACTTAGATTTTCTTAAATAAAACTTAGCAAGTGAATCTAATGAATACTTTAATTTATTTTCATCTATTAAATGCTCTATAGTTTGAATGTCGAAAACCCTGTGACTCTTAGTAAGCGCAAGTCTATTATCCAGTGAATAAAGCCACTCTACGTCATACATTGCGTTAGCAAATATCATTGGAAATCGTTTTTCTTCACATTTATTATAAATGTATTTAATAAATCTAATTACTTTTTCTGAATCTAAATTACCACCTCCTTGATGTTTTATTGGTAAATATTCATTAAGACCATTATCTGTTGCAATAGAAATACCTGCAACAAAACCATCTTTTCTAAATCCACCAGGTCCATGTGTTTTTAATCTAGGATCGTGTGTTTCAGTATCAATAGCAATATAAGTTGCTTCGTCAATTTTATTAGTGTTAAACATCAATTTAATTTATCTTCTAATACTTTCTTATCTATAAAAGTGTAACCTCTTCCTGACATCTTCCATAAATTTCTTGCTTTCTCGTGTACATATTGTTCACCATATATAATTTGATTTGCTGAAGTGTTAAGTAGAAGTTTAATACAATGGACGCAAGGTTCAAGTGTAGTATAAACCCTGTCAATGTCGTAGACATCTTTACATTGTAAGATAGCATTCTGTTCTGCATGAATAGCTTCACATTCTTCTAAACCTTCGCCTGATTTAAATTTTGTTCCATTGCAAGGGTTATCTATACAATGTTTAAAACCACTAGGCGCTCCATTATATCCAGTTGCAATAACATGATTTCTCTTATTTACGAAAACACAACCAACCCTTCTTCTCGCACACGTTCCCCTTTCTGAAACTAAAAATGCCATTCTTAAAAAATAAAAATCTACAGGTGGTCTATCCATGAAGAAGGTAATTAAGCCTTTCTGATAACATACCATTAAGTCTAAGCTCTGTACCTTCTAAATCTGCCATTTCTTGTAGTATATCTATAAATTTTTTAGGGTCATTAGAATATTTATCAATTAAATTATTTAAAGATATTTCGCTTTCATCATGAAAATCAGATGCAAAAATTTTATCAAGTTTTGAGTAATCTGTTTCGTAAATATGTCTACTACCTGCTTGAATAGTTAATTCACCTAATTTACATTTTATTCCTAATTTATTTAAATGTAATACAATAAAAAAAGAAATAGCACTAAAATTAAAAGTATCATATGGTACACCTAACCATGCATCGTTACTTCTCATATTAGCAATAGTATGTAACCATAATTGATCGCTTGCTTCTCTTAAAAAAAATTGTAATGTTAAAGTACATGGAATATCTTTACTTGATCTTGGATTTTCTCTCCATATACTTATTATTGCTTGTCTACTATCTTGATCATTTATTAATGTTTTAACTACATAACCCCATTGAGTAATAATTTTAGGACCATAGGCACCAAAAAAAGTTTCACCATCATCACTAAATCTTTTAATACCACCTACATATTTACTTACACTTTCTACATCGTTCTTACCTTGAAGCATCCATGTAGCTTCACCAAACATAAATGGATAAGATAATTTTCTCTCTGGTAAAGTAATAATAGGATCATCCATATCAACTTTCCAAGTATGATTTATCTTTTCACTTATTTTTAAATCTCTAGGTTTACAAATAAAATCAGGCTGACGATATACATCCCATAACATTTTCTTATATCGTGAATTTATATCTTTCATTAATTTAATATCTTATCAATAAATGCGTCCATTTTATGACCGTCTTTAAATAAATCATATCTTATAAAATCTTTTCTGTTACTCAACGGCGATAGCGTAGTCAAAAAATTATTTCGCTTACACTTACCAAACCATGAAAAATAATAATCATCAATAACATTATCAATATCATGATATTCTTCATGTCGCAATTCTCTATTAATTCTATGATTTTCTTTAACTCTTTGTCTATCTTCTGGAATACACCAAACATATTTAGCACCTCTATCTTTTAAAATATTATATAATTGTCTTGGATTATAACTAGGTCCATTACTTCTTATGTAAGAATAACATTGTTCGCTTGGCCAATGTCTATCTAATAAAACTAATTTACCAAGCATTTGTTTTTTTATAGCTAATCTAACAGTTGCAGTATGCCATAATTTCATATTTTTATGCACTCTTAAATGCATGTAGAAATTATTTTTAAATTTTTCTTTTATTCTATTAATTAATGTAGTTTTACCTACACCATCTGGTCCTTCTACAATTAAGATTTTTCCTCTAATAAACATTTAAAAAATTCTTTAGTTCTTTCTCTATTCCAAAATTTAACTTTTAAAGTATCCATATGCTCTCTTGAAATATTTAATAATTCTTCTTTATTAGAATTTTCTATTTTATTTAAATCACAATTTAAACCTAAAATTTTAGCTTCTTCAGGGTGAGCATAAACTATACATTTAGCATCTAATGCCATTTTATATCTTACTCTCCACCAACCCGATCCTTTAGCTGTATGATAATGCGGAGGACTTATTATCCCCCATACTTTTCTATACTCTTGAAACATTTCGTGTTCTTTTAATCTAGTTTGACCTTCTCTTTGATTACCAAAAGTTTTAACTCGCCATTTAAAATTTTGACCATTCAGCCAACCTTGTTTACTTACAAGACTAGCACAAATCCACGCATTTTCTTTTATTCCATCATTTGGTGCAAAACTTGCTAATAAATCTTCTTGATTATCAGGACTTTTTAAATATGTATCTGTATATGCAGATGGATCCCAATTGACAATTTCTTTAGCTTTTATACCTAATTCATCGTAATTACCACCATCATATGCTGGTATTAAAAGTTTGTGTGGCCATTCTTTATGAGCAAAATGATCAACTAAATCTTCAATCTCTTTTTTATATGGTTGAGCCTCGTCCCAATTAACTTTGCCTACAGGATTACCTGCTTTAGAAACTTTTTTCCATATTCTCCAATGACCATTACTAAATGTTCTAAATCCACTTACTGAATCTTTAGTTTGCCAATCGTCAATAGAAACTATTGCATCAGGTCTTTTTATAATTGTATATGCAGCACCATACCAATATCTTGCTGATAAACTATTTGGACCAAATACAAATACAAAAACTTTATCATACATAGATACATCTTCTCCCGGGATAATAGCTTTTTGAATTACTTCATGTCCTAATTCTTCTAAAACTTTTGGTAAAATTCTAGCAGATGATGCTATATTTAATGGTGATCTTGCTGTACCAATTGATAAAGCATTAAACCCTGTTACTAATATTTTCATTTTGTTTTTCCCTTTCTTCTTCTATTATTTGTTCAATATCTGGTGCAATCCAACCTTTAGGTTTAACTACATCAAATGATGTACCTCGTTTTTTTGATTTACTTTTAGCTCTTATTTTACTCATATTAGCTTTTTGCACTTGTCTCCATGCTCTTTCAAATGGTAAATTAAAAAGCCAAGCAGTACCTAAAGCAATATAAACTATATCTACAAGAGCATCTAATGCTCCTGCTGCATCTTTTTTAGTTATTGCTTGTGTATATTCTGCAAGTTCTTCCATTAAAAAAGATGTTCTAAAATTTACGAGTTCATTATTATCTGGAATACCAACTTTTTCATTTTTTTCAAACATAAATTTTTTATGAAAAGCATCAATATCTTGAATTAAAGTATCACAATCCATACAAGCAAACTGATCTTTTTGATCTAAACTTTTTTCATATTCACTAATTGGTGTAGATAAAGTTCTTTCTTCTATAAATTTTTTTAATTGTTTTTTATTCATAGTAAAGCTTCTTGTTCTGGTACCTTTCTATAATCTACTATTTTTAATTCTTCTTTAGTCTTTACTTTTTCTTTAATACTATTTTTTATTATTCTTGCTACATATTCAGCGACAGGTGGCATTACACCTCTTGCAATTTGTGATCCGATAGATGAAGCAGGTCCTTCCCATTTGTAATTTACTGGATACCCTGCCATATAAGCTAATTCTTTATGACCAAATAATCTATCCTCTGTAGGATGTATATAAAATCCTCCAGCAATAACTGGTATATGAGCATCTGATTTTAATCTCCATTTCATAAATTGTGGTCTACCTTTAACTCCTCCACGCATACCTCCTCTTACCCAAGTTTCTGGTGGATTATATCTTTCCCATGTAACTCTTAAACTTTCTCCTTGTTTACAATGTTTAAGATAAGGTTTTTCGTTTTCTCCTAATTTCATCAAATGACCAATATCTTTTCCATGTTCTTTTTTAAAAGAGCCTAATACTTCACCTGCAGTTGGTAAAGGTTGAAAGTTTAAACCTCCTGCATTTAAATCATATTTAGTTGCTATAAAGAAAAATCTTTTTCTTGAATGATTTAATCCTGTAAAACCACCATCAATTAGTAAATGAGTAACTTGATAACCTAAGTAATTTGCTTTTTTAGTTAAGTCCATGATCATCGGTCTACCGCCATTTTTGCTATAAACTCTAGGAACCGATTCAATTGCAATAGCTTTAGGTTCTATCTTTCTTAATAAATCAAAACTATCTCTCCAACATTTAATTCTAGGATCATCTTTCCATGCTCCCGCACCTTTTTGAGCACCACCTAAATTAGACCAAGGCGCACATGGTGGATTACAATATACAAAATCTATTTTATTTTTATATTTTTCTATAGGCCAATCATCTTCACCTTCATAAACTGGTATTTTTGGAAAATTAGCTTTAAATGTTTTTTTATATAATCCTGGTTTACTTTCAAAATGTGCTTCTATATCAAAATGTTTTTTAACACCAAGAGTAAAACCTCCTGCAAAAATGTATGTTCCTAATGCTTTCATAATTCTTTCTTTTTTTGGTTAACGAATATCATAACTATACTTCGTTTCAGGCTGTAATATAAACAAATTTTTTTTAGCTCTAGTAATTGCAACATAAAACACTCTGTGTTCGTCATCTGGTTCTGTATTTAATTTTCGCCATGTTTTATAAGAAATATCGGACATTACAACTACATTTTCACTTTCTCCACCTTTCATTCCATGTATTGTTGACAATCTAATTCTAGCTTTATTTTTAAATATATCTTTTGATTTAACTAAAGATTCAAACATAAGTATATCTTCTGGATCTAAACCCTCTAAAATATCTTGCCATTCACCTTCTGCTAATAGTCCTACGTTTTCTTTTAAATATTCTAAATCAAAATCTATATCAGTTTCAATATTTTTCAAACCTTTAAATCCTCTTTTTACTCCTACATTTGTTCGTAAACAAGAATAAAGTTTTTTTAATTCTTCATAAGATATTTTTTCTTGATTATTTAAAGCAATCCATGATCTTATTGCAATAACATATTTATTAGCTCTAAATTCATTGTAACCTTTTTCATAAAACCAACCCATTCTTTTACAGTAAGATTCAGCTTTATTTAGTTGATAACCTGATCTAGCTAAAATTAACCAATTACCTTTTGACATATCAATATCTTCTATAGATTGTATTTCAGTAATAGTTCCTTCTTCATCTCTACATGACCATTCTTTATTTTGTCTTAAAGAAATTCTATTTGATATTTGATTAGCAAGACCGTGTATTTTTTTTGGCAATCTATATGATACTGGTAATACTTGTATGTTACCTTTTATAGATAAAAACTTTTTAACATCAGCACCAGCCCATTTGTAAATAGCTTGATCATCGTCACCTGCTATATATCTAATCTTACAACTTTCACTTAATTTTTCTATAACTTTCCATTGTTTAGTAGTTAAGTCTTGTGCTTCATCAACAAAAACAATATCTAATCTTGGTATATATTCTTCTTCTAAAAAAGCATCAAGCATATCTGTAAAATCTAATAATTTTTTTTCTCTTTTAAAATTTTTAAGGGCTAAAGAAAAATATTCTTGTTCTTCAAAAGAATGATCACATTCTAATTCTTTCCATACTGCTTTTAAATCTCTTTCACTTGATCGTGCAACTTCATCACAAAATAAAAGTAAATCACCTTTTCTACCTCCTACAGATAAACCAGATGAATCTTCTTCTGATACACTCGACATTTCTACTCTTACTAATTCTGAAAACTCTTTTACACGTTCTCCTTTAAATACTTGACCACTGTTTATTGATAAAGTTCTGTAACATAAACTATGTATTGTTCTAAAATAATCTATGTCATCATCTGATAAATTAAATTTATGTACAACTCTCCTACGAGCTTCTTTTAATGCTCTACGAGTAAAAGAAAAAAAACCTATTCTATTTGGTTGATAACCTTCTGATATTTTTTCTTCAAGTATATTTAATAATGTTGTAGTTTTACCAGTACCGGGACTACCAAATATTTTAACAGTATCACCCATGTTTAGTATAAATTTTTCTTAATGTATCATATTGTTTACTTGATAATAAAATATGTTCATCATACTTATCGAGCTTTTCAATAACTGACTGACAAAAACTATTTTCCCATTCATTAATTTTTGTTGAATCAATATTAAGTAAAAATTTAACTAAATTTTTATATTTCTCTCCATCAATTCTTTTTAATAATTCTTTTGGTATATCTTGAGGACCTTTTAGTAATACTCCTTTACGTCTTAATTGAAAATAAAGTTCTCTACATAACTGTACATCTAGTAAAGCATCGTGATAATTTTGTACGCCTTTATGAAAAAAGTAATCAAAACATTCTTGCAATTTAGGAAACTTATAATCATCAAATTTACCTTCAAGTTTCATTTCATCTTTAGAAGTCATCATAGTACAATGTGAGTTATCTGGTTTTTTCCACATATACTTTAAGAGATTTATTTCTCTTTGAATTATCTGTAAATCAAATGCTAAATTATGCGCAACTAAAGTATGACACTTACTTGAAAAATAAGTAAATACTGCCAATGCTACATTAAGAGCTATACCTGTTTCTTGAGCTTGTTCAGTAGATATTCCATGTATATCTGAAGCTTCTTTTGGTATTTTAAAACTAGGTATAGTTGTATTTTTAGGTTCTATTCTACTTGAATATTGAGCAACAACTTTTTCATTGTCGTCAGTAACTTGAAAAGCTAAACTAACAAGTCTTGGTTGATCTTCATGGTCAGGATTTAAATCTCTCCTCCATAAACCATTAGTTTCAGTATCAAAAAATAATAACATTATACTCCTTTTCTAATATTAAATTCTACGCCTTTTACTTCTACTTTAGCATCTTTTTTATTTTGCTGTATATCTTTTTCTAAAAATAAAATAGCAGAAGTAAGAGCATCATTATCTTTTGCATACCAATCTTCATTATGATTTTTTGCAAAGTCAAGTAAAATATTAATTGCTCTTTCTTTATTCATATGCCTCCTTTTCTATTTTAGGTTGAGTAAATTCTTCGTCTTGTACACTAAAATTTTTTATAGACCATACATTCATAAATTTACCTTTAATTTTTTTACCAGAATGTTCTGCTCCTAAATTTTTAAGATATGCTGTAATTTCATTTAATTTAAATTCTTTAAATCTATGTCTATCTAAAAATTCCATTAAATCATTTATTCTAAATTCTGTATGTGTAGAATTTACAATAGCTTTACCTCTTAATATATCTTCTACTTCTGTTGATGAAGTAGAACCAGTACAAAATCTTTCTAGTAAATCTAATAATCTACCTTCGTTACTACTGTCTTTTGGTGCTTCTACAGTAATAACTCTAGACATTAAATCATTTACTGATTCTGTCCATAGCTTGTCATTAATTTTAGGAAGTAACATATCTAAATTTTCAAACACAACTTGTTTAAAATCCATAAAATTATAAATTTGTTTACTAGCAAGTGGACCAATCTTTCTTTCATTTAATGTTAAAAAATATTGTGGTGGATTAGTTAGGATTTTAGTTATACTATTTAAAACAGGCATAGTACCATCATCGCTAATTCCATATTCGCATGTTAAACATTTAGTTTTATTACAAACTGAATTAATAGGACTATCTTTACATTTATAATTGTAAGACTTTTTATCTAAACTATTTAATACTGTTGTAAATTCTCTTGGCTTTAATGGTGGATCAATGTATTCATCATTATATTCTTCTAACTTTTCTTGCCAATCTTCTGGAAATCTTTTTCTTAAATAAACACCTATGTTAAATAATCCATTATTTCTACCACCTTCTCCTAAAGCACCTTGAGAAAGTAAATCTTGTAAACAAGGCGGTCCTCCCGGGAGTATTTCGTTTGATTTATTTTCTTTTTTTATAAAATCTAATTTAATTTCATCTAAAGAATTTACTGCAAACTTATCTACCCATTGTAAAAAATGTTCTAATGATAGAGCTTTACCATCATATAAAGCATATCTATCTGTTTCATCTCCATTAAAGTATGGCATATTAAGCCAACTTCCTACATCGTCATCGTTTAATAATTGAGTTTGTTGTGGTCTTAAATCGTATTTTACAAAACCAAAAGCTTTAGCAATAGCTTTAAGCTTATCAATCATTGATTTTGCAGATACAAATTTTTTAGTAAAAATAAATATGTGAGCACCACCTGATTTTGATCTACATACTATTAAATTTTTTTTTACAAATTGTTTTGAAATTTTTTCTATATTTACTGAGTAATCGTCAACATCTAGACAACCCCATTTACACTTATTATCTTCATTAATAGGTATAACACCTAATCCAGTTTTACCAGTTAGGTGTTGTACCCATAAGTCTTCAACATACTTTTCTCTTATTGTTTTACCATAGCCATCAAGCTTAGGTCCTTTTCTTTCTGTTATAAAGAAATGACCATAAGCCCGATGTAAACCTGGAAAAATCTGAAAAAGTTTAGAATGGTGCATCTTCTCCAGAAGTTTCTGTTGGCTCTGAAGCTTTAACTTTACCAGTTGTTACTGAATCAGCTAATGCTTCTCCCTCTTTGAAAATATCTTTACTTTCAATTTGGCCTGCTTCTTCGATTTTATATTTATGCCAGTTACCTAAATCGTTTTCAGCTTCTACTGTAGACAATTTAAACTTATATAAAAAAGAAGGTGCTTCAACAGTTTGACCCTTTACATTTAATCTTTTCATTTTAAGAAGTGTGTTCCACTTTCTTGAAACTCCAAGATTACTAGATGTCATAGTCAATACAGCAGGTGAATAACCTTGAGAAGTTTTAACTAAAACAAAATGTTCAGCTGTATCAACTATTTGATTTTCGCCTAACATAGTCTTTCTAGTTTTAGGATCTGTTATAGCTTTTTCAGGTTTATAATCATGAACTGCTACAAGTCCGCCACCTTTATCTCTAGGTACCCATTCTACATATGTTTTACGATACCCACATGGTATTACTTCTAAACTATCTTTATATAATTCATTAGTAACAGTATTGAATATCATACCTTCATCTGCGCCATCAATGTATTTTTCATCTTTCTTTTTACGTTGAGGCGAACCAGATTGTACTATTGCAAGTCTAGGTATAGTAACATCATCGTTACTTATATTTTGTAACCCTTTACCTGCACTCGCTAAAATTAAATCATCTGATAAATTTGCAATATCAGTTTTTGATTTTTTAGCTATTTCTTTATCACTCATTATTTCTCCTTTCCAAGTGTCACTTTTGCAATAGATGCTTCATATACATTAAATAAACTCTCTGGAAGAGTTTGACCTAACTTATATTGATCTTTAGCAAAAGCTTTTAAAGTTTGTGAATGGACTGTACTGTTTTCGTCATAAGGTATATTTTTAAAATTCTTATTTAATACCTTAATTAACTTATCAGCTTCGTCATATTCACCTTTCGCAAAACTAACTTTAACATCATGTTTAATTAATCCTGCGTGTCCATTTTCTTCTAACCATTTTAAAGCATCTGCTTTTTTATCTACTGGTATAGAACAAAATATGTCGTCTTTTATTTTTATTTGACTTCCGTCTTTGAGATCAAATCGTTCCATTCCACCACATGCTCTCATTGCATCTGGTAATTCACGTTCTTCAATCTCTCTTATCTCTGCTTTTAAAGTTTTCAATCGTTCTTCTTCTTTAGCAAGATGTTTTTTCTTTTCTACCAATTTATTTCCTATCTGAGTTACAACTCCGATACCAACATCTGGTAGTTTTTTCTTTTTACTATGTTTTTCAACTTCGTCAAATATCCATGTTTCTTTAGACATCGCTTTCTCCTTTCTGATACATGTTTATTTTTACATTATAATAGCAACTATTTTCTCTATCCCATTTAAGTATATTTACTTTTCCATTATTAACTTCAGAAGCAATAATACATGAAATACCAATAGCTACAGGATCACCCATCGCAAGAATAAAATCGTCATCATTATAATCTTTTAATTTCTGACGCATTAATCTTACAACAGGAGCAGACGATAATGTAATTTGTTTACCAGGATTTAATAACGGTATCAATTCGCCATATCGTCCTGCTGCAAGAATATTAACTCTTGGATTTTCTTGCACTACATAAACTTTCGCCATAGTTCTCCTTTCTTAGTTTTTAGATTTACTTATAAATTAAATTCTATATAAAGTAAATTAATAATTAGAAAACAGAAAGAATATATGCAAGTACAGTTTATAGATGATAAAGATTTTATAAAGTATAAATTTAAAACTAAACCTTATAAACATCAATATAATGCATTTTTAAAATGCAAAGATAAAGAAAGCTATGCTTTGTTTATGGAACAAGGCACCGGTAAGTCTAAAGTAATTATAGATAATATTGCTTATCTTTATAGAGAAGGTAAAATAGATACAGCAGTTATTGCTGCACCTAAAGGTGTATATCGTAATTGGTTAAGCTCTGAATTTAAAACTCATATGCCAGATGACGTAAAAGAATTTACAGAAATGTTAGTATGGTCACCTGCTGAAACTAAATCTAATATAGATACATTAACTAATTTTTTAAAACCAAATCATAATCTTAAATTTTTTATTGTTAATATAGAAGCTTTATCAACTGACAAAGGTAAAAATTATTTACATAGATTATTAAATTCAAGTAAAGCTTTTTTCTGTATAGATGAAAGTACAAATATAAAAAATAGAACAGCAAGAAGAACTAAAGCTTGTCTTAAACTAGGACGATTAGCAAAATATAGAAGAATATTAACTGGTACACCAGTGACCCAAGGTCCTTTAGACTTATGGGCGCAAGTAAATTTTCTTGATGAGTATATTTTACAAAACAGTTTCTATGCTTACAGAAATACATTTTGTGTTATTAGAAAAAGGCGAGTATCTACGCATAGTTTTGATGAAATAATTGGTTATCAAAGATTAGAAGAATTACAATCTATACTAGACAAGCATAGTTTCAGAGTTACTAAAGAAGAATGCTTAGATTTACCAGCAAAAGTAAGAACTATAAGACAAATCGACATGACGCCGGCTCAGAAGCTCATGTACACTCAACTTAAAAAACGTGCTATATTAGAGCTAGAACAAGAGAAATTAGTGACTGCGCCTCTTATAATCACACGAATATTGAGATTACAGCAGATATTATGTGGATTTGTTAAATTTGACGATGGAACTGAAGAAGTTATTAAAGGCACTAATCCTAGACTAGATGAACTGTTAGATGTACTAGAAGAAACTCAAGGTGGTGTAATTATATGGGCTACATTTAGAAGAACTATACAAATGATCCGTGACGCACTAGCTAAAAAATATGGCGCAAGTAAAGTTGCTACATATTATGGAGAAACAGAATCAGAAGTAAGACAAGAAATAGTTGAGAAGTTTCAAAAAGGAGATATTAAATATTTTATAGGCCAACCTAGAACTGGTGGATATGGTCTTACATTAACTAATGCTAAAACAGTAATATACTTTAATAATACTTACGATATGGAAGTTAGATTACAGTCAGAAGATAGAGCACATAGAATAGGACAAAAAGATAAAGTACTATACATAGATTTTGTTTGTCCTAAAACTATAGATGAAAAAATACTTAAAACTTTAAGTAATAAAAAAAAGTTAGCAGATCAGATAACAGGTGATAATTGGAAAGAATTATTTATCTAGGTGGACCGCCGAAGAACGCAAGCAAACATAATAAGATAATAAGAACTGCTGTAAACCTGTAATCCACTTTGCACACTCCATATTATTTTCTTTTTATTATGTCGGCTCCTTTCAATCCGTATATTGCTGAAACTACACCAATAAACAATGCTTGATACCAATAAGGCATATTATTAAATTGATCGAAGAATAATTTTAATTTAGCATGAATCTCTGGATCGTCAGAAAAAATAGAATACACCAATATAAGAACAGGAGCGGACACCAAAATAAGAACAAACTCGTCCTTCCAGCCTTGTTGATTATTTTTAATAACTTCTTTTTTATATTCCAATTCTCCATTGGCCATTCTCTCCGCATGTTTCATTTCAGCCATAGATTCAAATTCTTTAGCTTGTCTACGATTAGCTGCAATTTTCATTCCAGTTTTAATCATTCCCGGGACAAGCTTACTTGCAATACTAAGCCACATTGATAGCCTCCTTATGTAACCATTCTTTTACATTAAAGCCTGGACAATTAGGTTTATTATCTTGTACATCGCAATGACCAAGAACTTCAGTTATGTCTGAATACTTGTTCATTATCATATTTACTAAATCTTTTAAAGTTAAAAATTGTTCTAGAGTAAAATTATTTTCTGGACCACCGTCATCTGCCATACCACCAACTAAACAAATTCCTATACTTCTACTATTATGAGAAGGAGCATGTGCTCCTGAGTATCCTTCGGGTCTACCTTTTTCTAATTTACCATTACGTCTAATTATAAAATGATAGCCTACATCATCCCAACCATTTTGATCAACGTGCCATGTTCTAATTTCTTTATAACCAATATCCATTGATGATTTAGTTGCAGCACAATGAATTATTATTGAATCTGTTTTTTTTCTTACGTCCATTTTGCATTCCTTCTTGGTACTATTCTACACATTTTTTTATCTAAGTCTACACTCAATATATGTATTCTCTTGTCTTTAATTCTAGGTGTTCTAGCAATGATACTTCCGTCTTTTCTACGACCTATATGTTTAACATCATAATAAAAAGTATCTAATGTTTTAGGATCAACAGCAATTAAATCTATTGGCGATTGAGTTTGAGAACCTTTATAAACATAATAACCTTTTTCTTGTAGCCAAACAACTGCAAGATTTTCACATACACAACCTTTATTTTTATTTATCACTAACCTATTAAATGAAGCAATGCTGTGCCTAAACCAGTTATAATAAGACCTGCTGCTCCAATTAATATTTTCTCCAATCTAGCAATTTGATTTGCTAATCCTTCTATTTTATCGTGAGTTTGTTTTTGCATAATACGACATAACTTTTCGTGACTATCTAATCTAGCATGTGCTGTATTTGCTGTTCTTTTATTCATTTAATTCCTTTTCAAATTTTTCTTTTTCTAAATTACGTTCTTCATATTTTTTTATTTCTTTTTCAGGCTCATCAAAAATAAATTTTTTAGCTTTTTTACCTTTTGATATTAGTGATTGTAGAGCTTCTATTGCAAATCTTCCAGTAATATCTGCTGGAAAAAAAATATCAGCATCACCTTCCATTGGATCTTTATCTTTAACTTCTTCAAATTTGTCTTTAGCAAATTCTTTTCCAACTAAAGGATTTCTTAAAGGATTTAAAGTATAACCTTTTCTTAATCCAGCTGCTTTATTAAAACCTAAATTTAATCTATTTATTATATTATCTAAGTTTGCTTCTTTAGATAAAAATTTTCCAACAGCTGTATCTTCTTTTTTTATACTTTTTAAAACTTTATCAATTAAATTTTCTCTAGTTTTACCTGGTAGTTGATCCATAAATCTAGGATAATTACCACCTAAAAAATTATTTTTAGCTGCTTTGATAAATTTATTATAATCTGTAAACAACATTAGATTATCGGCATTAATATTAAAACTATCAAGAATTCTTGCTGCTCTATTTAAAATTAATCTTTTATGATTTAGTGGTCCTGCAAATATATCTACAAATAAACCTGCTTGATTGGCTACATCTGTAATTGTTTTACCACCTCCTACACCAATGCCTTTAGCAGGAGATTGTAACATTTCTAAAACATTAGCCATATCTCTATATAAACTAAAAAATTCTTTATCATATAATTGTAATATAGTTGATCTATTTTTATCTAGAAATGCATTTAGTTTTGCACCGTTTAAAGTATCAGTTTGTCTTGCGCCTATATATTTAGCTATACCAGGTTCATAAGTTGATCCATTAACATCGGACATCATCTTTCTTAAAAAAATTGTTCTTATATCATTAACAGTTTTACTAGGTAATTTTTCAGTAAGTAATTTTAAATTATTAGATTTAACACCTGATTTTAAAATATAATCTACAATTTGACCAGGCCCTGAACTATCAATAGCATCCCATGTTATACCGGGTAATGCTTTTTGGACAACTGCATTTTGATCTAATCTAAAATTATTTAATTTTTCATATTCGTCTAATACTTTCGATGTGTTTTTTAATTTACTAAATTTTTCTTTACCTAAAATATTTTCATAATTTTTACCAAACTTATTAAAGAATTCTTGGTGAGACATTTTTTTGATGCCTTCTTGTTCAATAACATTATTAAAATAATTTCTATATAAAGCTTGTTCTATTTTTAATTTTGCATTAGTAGGAATAGCAAAAGATGTGCCTGTTTCGTTTTGAAATATTTTTCCAAATATTGCTGATTGTTTTCTAGATTCAATGGAATCACTTACAAGTTTAGTAAAAAGAGCTTCACTTTCTGATACTTGTTTTCCTAGTGTATTATTAAAAGCTAATTTACCACCTGCAAATTCGTTAGAAAAATTATCAAAAATAGAATTTCTTTTTAATTCTAATAATATTTGTTTATCTTTAAAAGCTTTAGCTAAAACATCATCACCAGATTCAGCAAGAGCTTCTGCAATATTTTTATTTAATTTACCCGATAGATTTCTAAGGACACCTTGTTTAGTTCCAACTGATGCTTGTTCTAATAAATCTACAGCATTTTTTAAAGTATAAACTTGTTTAATAGTAATGTTACCTTTTTTAGATAATAATTTAAATCCTTTTTCTAAATTTTTTAAATCAATACCCATTTTACTAAATCCAGCTTCATCAAATAATTGTCTTAAATTAAATAAAACATTATTATCAATTGCTTTTTGTATATTCTCTGGTTTAGCTTTTTGTCCAGGTATTTTTTTTAAACCTTTTGGTAGTAACCCTTTTAAATCAAATTTTTTAATTTCTTTCTCTAAAATTCTAAAAGTCTCATTTAAATTTAAATCTATAGGGTCTTTATTTTTATTTATTAAAGTTGCTAAATTATCATCAACTAATTTTAATTCAGATTGTAATGCTCTATAAGTATCATCAAGGTAAACACCAAATTCATCTAAATATTTTGTAGCAAAATCATCTACAAAACTTTTTTCTAATTCTGCAACTTGTTTAGAGGTATTAAGAGCATTTATTTCTGCTGTATTAACAGCAAGTTGAGCTTGACCTTTAACTTGATTTTCTACTGTTTCGATAATACTATCTGCAGTTACATTATCAACTTCTTTAAGTCCTGTTGCTTTCTTTAATATTTTATCTTCTATTCCTTTAATTTCTGCTTTAGTTTTAAGATTACCTATTTCATCTGATAAAATAGCTTTTTTAACAGCACTTGTTTTAGCACCTAATTCACCTGGTTCAATTAATGCTTTTCCTACTGATACAGCAAAATATTTATCTGCTTCTGAATCTGTCAGATTATATTGTTTTTTCATTTTATCTTTAACTTTATTTACTTTAGAAAAAACAGTATCATCTGTTCTACCTTTAGTTTCTATAAAATCACTAATTGTTTTTGTGCTTAATTGATTTTTACCCAATATAGTTGGTAATACTAATTTAGCTGCACTTAAAAAAGCTCCTGTTGCAGCAGCGTCTATTGCACCATATTTAACAGCTTTAGCTAAAGCTAATTCATTAAATTGTTCTGGAGTAAATTGTTCATTCATTAAACCTAATTTATGATAACCATACATTAATCTAGCATATTCAGTTAAACCTGCAGATACAGCAGAACCACCAATAGTTCCTACAGGGCCAAGTGTGCTTCCAAAAGTACCACCTATAATAGAAGCTACAATTGGTCCACTATCAGCTGCTAAGTCAGAAAAATCTCTTAATGATAAATCTGGAGAATCAACAGCAGCATATAATCCATTTCCTCCTAGTTCAGTAGGAATCTTATATACTAAACCTTTTTTATCAATGTTTTTAAATTTTAAAGCTTGGTATTTTACATCAATTTTATCTTTATATTTTTCAACTTCTTCATCACCATATTTATTTTTTAATTCTCTAATTAATAAATCTTTTATATTTATAGATTTTTCTTCATCACCAGATAATCCAAAACCTGCTTTAAATCTTATATCATTAGATAATTCTGTTTCTTTCTCTGCAGTTACACCTTCTAGATTATAAAGAGTTTTTAAAGGAACGTATTGAGATTCAGTTTCAATACCAACATCATCAGTTAAAATATCTGAATAACTTTTTTCTGCTTTAGGAGTTGCTTTCTCAATTAAATCTAAACTATAACCTTCTTCTGCTAATAATTTTCTATCAATATCTTTTTCTTGTTTTCCAGTCGGTGCTTCTAAAGTGGTATCACCTACAGTCGGTAATTCTACATCTACTCCTAATATAATATTTTTGGCGTCTTTTGGTTTTACTTGTAACTCAAGTAATCTTTCAAAATCTTTTTGTTGTTCTTCAGTAAATTTTGTTTCTTCGGCCACATTTTATCCTATGTATCATTTCTTGTATTTTTCTTTAATACTTTGAATTTCTGTTTCTTTTTCTTTTTTAGCACCAATGAATTTATCGAAAGCTGAAATTTCTTCAATTTCTTTATCAGCTTGTAAATCTTGATACAGTTTTGCTTGTATAATTCTAAATGGATTTTTTTCTTTAGTTCCAAATAACTCAACTAATGTTTCATCTTTAACTTCTTTTGCAAATTTTTCTGATAAATTTTTAGCAGCTAAATCAGAAGCTTCCATTGCAAAATTTGTTGATCCAGTAACTTGGCCACCAGGATATGCAAGTTGATTAGCTAAAGGAAAAGCTTCATCTTCAATTAAATTTAAAGCTCTTTCTGCTGACAATAAAACTTTTAAAGCTCCAGGGTTAGTAGATAAACTACCTGCTCCTCTTAATAATAATTGTAAGTCAACATTAGAAACTGGATAAAGTTCTTTAGCTTTACCTAAAATTCTAGTACCAGCATCAGAATCAATTATACTTTTGAAAGCAACAATTTCTTCTTCGCTTGGAACATAATCTGGATTGTCAGCAAACTTTTTTCTAACATTATTTATAACATCTCCATAACCTAAACTAACTGCAATTTCGTTAAGAGGTTGAAAAAAGTTTTCTAATATACCAGTTGGCGTATAGTTTTTATTTTTTAATAATTCATTGTAAGTTCTTTCTGATGCAATTTTAGATGCTTTACCTTCATTATATTTTTTATTATATTCAGTAAACATTTCAGAAATTACTTTATCTTTTGGATCAGCAACCCTTTTAGGTTGTTTTAATGCTTGAAGTCTTTTTGCTTCTATTTCTGCTCTTTTGCTTCCAATAGCTTCTGATTCTAAAAATCCTTTTTTCTGACCCCCGGCTATAGTACCAAATGGTGACTTAGCTTGAGTTATAGGAGTATATGAAGAAGCATCAATAATAGTATTTAATCCTGATAGAAACATAGCTCTTTTTTCACGGTCATCATATACAGTTTTTAATTTCTTCTCTGCACCTTCAGCAATATTTTCAAAAGCACTTCCTACACTACTTACAAAACTTTGAAATCCAGTTTTTTTCTTTTTATCACCATCACCATTACCACCACCAACATCACCGCCTTTGTTTAATTCATCAATAGTATTTTTATCTATTTCGTTTGTTAATGCATCACCACCTTGTACTTCTATTTTAGCATCAATAGGTTTAGAATCAGTAGGTTTAGAACCTGCAAATTGTTCTTCTGCAGTTATTAATACTTTACCTTTTTTAAAGTTATCAACTACATCTTTTTGTTCTTCATTTAAATTTTTTTCATCTATTCGAATTTTTTGAAGTCCGCCTGGATTATTTTTATTTTCTGCAAAAAAAATAGCCATTAGTTTACCTTTTTAAATTCAACATCTATCTTAGAGTAATCTACCATTAAGTAACCAAACTCATTAGGAGTAGATGCTTTAGGTACTTGATGAGCCATTACGCCTTGATATGTTGTGTTATCACCTTTATATTTAAAGTTATAAATATTTATACCACTAGGTGATTTACCAATTAATTTAATATCTTCTTTTAATCTAATATCCGACATTGCAGCGAAAGCTTGACCTGCACCAACTAATTGTGCAAATGGACTAGGAGCACCAACTGGTGTTCCTGTTAATGCTGATCTTTCTTCTCCGTATGTTCTAATAGGTGCACCTGCTAAAGCACCAATCATTTGTCTTACTTGACCAGCAGGATATTCTCTTTCTTCTATGAAATCTCTATAAGCTTCTGTTAAACCAGCTTGTTCTATTCCTCTTTCTAAACTACCAGCTTGTCCTAAACCTGCTGCAGCACCAGCAAGTCCTGATAATTGTGCTTGAGCAGCTTGTAATTGTGCTGCTCTATCAGCAGCAAATCTTTGAGCCCCTGATTCAAAACCAGCTTGTCTTAATCTAGCAGAGGTATCAGCAACTTGATCTAAATATCTTTCTCTACCTAAAACTCTTTCAATGCCTTCTCTTTCTCCACCAAAAGCTCCTGCTCCTATAGCTCTTGCTGCCATTCCTCTTTCTTGTTGACCAAAAGCTTCTCCTAAATCAGATAATGTAGATTGAATTACAGCATTAGTATAAGGGTTCATATAATCTTGCATAGTTTGTGTATCAAAAGTTTGTGCCCCTATTTGAGCTAATTGACCTGCTTGTGGTAAAATTTGATTACTAAATACATTAGCAACTTGTTGTTCTTGAGGAGTTAATTGAGCTACACGTTGTCCTTGATAACCTACATAAGGTGTATTAAAAACATTCTCTGCTGTTCTTAAAGTTCTCTCTTGAATTTCTTTAAAATATTCTGGTATTTGCGAAGTAACTGTTTGTTGTTGCGGCGCTTGTACTACTGTTGTTGATGGTTTGAAAAGACTACCCATTGATTATATATGTACCTCCAATATTTTTATAACCTAATTTAATAAAGGCGTTATGTTTTCTTTCAACGTCTTTACCTTGTGTTATTTCGCATAAAGCTGTTAATTTTTTACTTTGTGCGTATTCTTTAAAAACTATCATCATAGCTCTAAAGATATGAAAGTTACGATATTTAGGATTAACATGAAGCCACAAACTTCTTAAAAATCTTTTGTCACTGTACCATGTTTCGTCTACAGCGGCAGCCATAGTTCCTATAATAACATTTTCATATTCTACTACTATAACAAAACTATTTTTAATGTAAAATATAATATGATCTAGTAATTTCTTGTTATTTACGTTTCCAAAGTTGTATGGTGATTCTGGAAGCCATGTTTTAAGCAATTCTCTTACTCGAACAGCATCGTCAATACGTGCTTGTCTTATTTTATATTTATCTTTTTCCATCTGGCCTTATATTAATTCTTATTGTTCCAAACCTCCAATTATCGCCAAGACCATCATTTTCTATTTTAAGACTAGACTGTCTTCCTCTAGTTCTTGTATTATAAAATCTTGTTGAATTATTGACTGTAATTGCTTCTCCTGTAGCTCTAGTATCATTAGGATAATCTCTTGTACTAAGAGTAATTATAGCATTACCTTCCATATTTTGAAAATCAGGAATTACTTTATTAATAAAACTAAATGTTTCACCATCAGCAATATCTCCATCACCTGATTCTATAAAAGCAGGTAAAGCAGAACCATCAGCATCTACTCCTGATTCATGACGATATATTAGACTTCTACCTTTTGTTAATCCATTAATTTGAGTAATTGTATCTATTGTAGAGTTAGCTAAATATTCACTAGCTAAAGGATTTTGTTCAACACCATTATCTATGTAAGTAGTTCTATCCATAGTACCAAAATACCAGGTATTTTCTAAATAATTGTAAATTACATATTTGTCATTAACATCAGAATTAGCAGAACAATAATACCAAATAATTTCTGAAAAATTTGAATTTTGAGCTGCATATACTTGTTGATATTGAGTTTTATTAATATCATCAAAAACATGATTTAAGACACTACAAGGAATTTCTTGTACTGCACCAGCATATCTAAAAAATTGTCCATCAGACATCCAATAAGCAATATCATCTACCACAATTGCTGCATTTAATCCTACACTTCCACAGTCATTACCTAATTGTCTAAAACCAAAAATAAAAGGTGGACCAATAAATGACATGGAATGCATAGTAGTATCCGTCCATATTAATATTGCACCTTTAGCAGGTTTAGCACATCTGATTTCACTTCCACCTGCTATTCTTTGAGAACCAGCTGAATTTGTAGTATTAGGAGCAAATGAATTAAAATCTTCTTGATCAGAAAATCTAATAAACATTTTATCTTGAGTAGTGTCATCTCCTATTGTTGTTTCTGTTCCCATTAAAATTAAGTGTCTTGTTTCTGTTGATACAACTGATAAAATACTTGTTGTAGGTGCATTAGCAATTATTGTAGCTCTATTATTATTCATACCAAGTGATTCATCCCATAGATAAGTACCAGAATTTTTTTGTGTTAAAATTAAATCTTCACCCCAATTATTAATTGACCATTGTTTCATATCTATAGTAACATTAGACGTAGTTCTTGGTTGGTTCCAAGCTAAAGCATTCCAAGTACCAGTTCCCCAACCGAAACCAAAAGTTTGTACTGCCGGACCTACAGGTATTTGATATGCTATATCACAATTAGCAAAAGTAGTAACATTTGAAGAAGCAGTTTCATTTGATGTAATTACATATTGATTATCATTTGTAACACTTACAATTTGATATTCTGCATCTATGGATGTATTTGCAATACCGCCTACATTAGCTGTAGATGTATTTGATACTGTAATAAAATCACCTTCCGCTGCACCATGAGCTGTATGATTGACTGTTATATTTGCACTTGTATTTAATGTTGTAAATACATTAACTAAAGAATTTGATTGCCTTAAAGGTGTTACATCTGCATTAGTTCCTGATCTATAAACATAAACTTTTCTATTAGTACCAAGAGCTTGATATCTAGATTCATCTAAAGAAAACCAACTAAATAAAGCTCTGCCAACACCAACATAGTAAGCAAGACTAAATTTAGTCCAACCACCAATTTTTTGTGGTAAATTTTTTCTAAATCTAACTTTATCACAATTAGTCCATCTACCTTCTGCACCTGTTTGAGTGTTTTCAGTATCAATTCCTGGTATAAAATTTAATTGAGTTAAAGGCATAATTTTATTATATAACAAAAATGAGGTATTTCTAGTGTTTATCTATGATTAAATTCCAAGACAAATCATCTAATAATTCATCAATATTAAAATCTCTTTTATCTTTCGATTTTACATATTCATTGACTTCTTCAGTATCAAATATAATCCATTTATCAATACTTTCGAAAACTATCTTATTAGATTTTGATTTAAAATAACCTATTTTTTCAGCTTTATTAGCAACTTGTATTAGAGGTCTTATATCAAATTTAAAAGATTGATTACCATTTTTTAATCTTCCTTCTACATCCCAAATTTCTTCTTCTTGTTGTTTTACAGTAGCTAAAATAGGCTCAGATAAAAGCTCTATAAATTTTTTCACAATTATCTTTTAAACCAAGAAGGTAAACCTAAATGAGGTCGTTTATCAAAAATATTATCTTTTGCGCCTAGAGTTTTACGGTTGTTATAATGTAAGAATACTTGAACACATTCTTTACCTTTAAATTTTTCTCTCCAATGTTCTAGTTCACAACCAGAATAAACAAGCATATCTCCTTGTTTTAAATCAACTTTAACACCTTTTTTACCGACTTCTCCAGAAGGCTCTAAATATATTGGCCAGTCATCACCTCCTAAATTCATAGTCGTTGATATTTCACAACTAAATCTATCTTTGTGCCTTTTCAATTCATCACCTTTTTTATATATTCTAGCATAAGTGTAAGCTGGATATAATTTTAGACCTGTTGCTTTTTCCATAACTGGTTGACATTTAAGTAATAAAGTTTCCATAGCCATGTTAGCATATTGAGAATATGTATTTGGTATTTGTTCGTTTTCACCTTCATAGTATCCAATAATAGTTTCATAAGGTGAAATGTATCTTGCTTGTCTACAAGTATCATAAACTTGTTTTTGCATTAAAAAATAATTTGAAACAAAAGAAGCTAAATCTTTTGATATAGCTTGTCTAATTACTGTATATTTATTTTTTTTAAAAGACATTAAAAATAATTAAAGTTAATTACCATTCTATTATTACAATTTGTACTATTTGTACCATAATGTTTTGTTTGTGAATCAAAAAAAACAATCCTATTTTTTTTACTTTCTATTTTTTTACCATCTATAATTGTAAAACCATTATTATTATTAACATAATATATAGCTGATTTACATTTAAAATTTTGATCTGTATGTTTATCAAATTCAATTAATTCATTTGATATAGGATTTAAGTTAGCTTTTATTCTTATCAAAGATTTATAATCTATTTTTTTTAACAAAGGTTCTAATCTTTTAAAATAATCAGAATTAATATTATCATTAATATAAAATATATGAACAAATTGATATGAAAACAATTTATTTTCACCTTTTCTAATTTTAAAATCGTTGAAAAACCAAGGAAAGTTATCAGATTCCATTATTGTTTTTAATAAAGAATGATCATCTTTATTTAAATAATTATCTATTATTTTAAAACTCATATTAATTAATTTTTGTTATTGTAAAAGCTACAGTTAATCTTGGACTATCTGTTTTATTTTCGGGAACAAAATGTTCTAAATTATCTGGAAAAAATAAAATATCTCCCTCGTCAATATTTGGTGATTCTATATTATTAAAACAAGTTTTTGAATGTTTTTTTGCATCAAATATTAAATAATGAACTGCTGTTAATCCACCATTTCCATCGTGGATATGTGGCTCTTGGTATTGTTGTTTTTTGTAATAGTTATACCATATATCACTTAAATAATATTTGTTGATATTATAATTTTTACAAACTTCAACAGCTATTTTTTCATATTCTTTTCTCAAAAAAACATAATTAATAGGATATACTTTTTCATCATTATCATGGATAGTATGACAATTACATTCCCATCTGTTATTATTTGGATACAAACTATAATTTTTTTCTATATTTGTTATATTATCTTTAACAAATTTATTAGTCCAACTTAAATTAATTTTATAAAATATATTATTAAACATCTTTAGTTGTTCCTTTTGGAAGAGCTTGTATGTTCCAATGTATAAATCTAAAAGGTTCTATACCATGATCTACTGCAAACTCATGTTCTAAATACCCTGGAAATATAATTAAAGATCCAGGTTTTAATCTAAAATTTACTAATTCAGTTCCGTAACAAATACTATTTTGATTTTTTAATTTTAACTTTGTAGCTCGTGCACCAGTCCTTGGATCATGAAATACTGGAAAAGAAGTTTTATCACTACACTTTAAAAAATAAAAACCTGATACATGTTGGTTCCAATGTATGTGTGCAGAATGATGACCACCACCTTTTTTAGAAAACTCTTGTACCCATAACTCAGAAAATATAGTTGTATATTCTGACATATCAAAACCTTGCCAATTTAAAAATTCCCAAGATTTTTGACCAATAAAATTTCTAAAATCTAAAAAATCATTATCTAATGTAAGTTGTGTTGAATGATAACTTCTTCCAAAATCTCCATATTTTTTTATATAATTTTTTTCTATTTTTTTGGCTTCTTTTATATATTTGTTAGAAGCATTATTTAGAGATGTTATAAATTCTGGTTTTTCTATTATCCAGAAAGGTGTTTTAAAATATTCATTTATTATCATGTTATCTAAAAGGATATCCAATATTCCACATAACTAATGAATATCTAACTCCTTTTGTTACAGGTTTAACTCTATGCCAAACAAAACTAGGAAATACAATAATAGATCCTTTTGGTAATATCTCTTTACATTGTATTCTATGTTTAGAATCATCTCGCATATGTGGATCATAATTTCTAAAATCAAATTCTAATTCGCCACCTTCATATTCAGATCCATCTGTTAATTGACAAGTCATAGATAGTTTTCTAATTTTTCCATGATCAGGTTTACCTGGTCTATCATAAGGTTTATCCCATGAATCTTGATGCCAATCGTAATATTGATTTAATTTATATTTTGTAAATTGACAGGATTCTGACCTATCCCAATCAAAATTCCAACCAGCAGATTTGTTTGCACTATGAATAAATGGATGTAATTCTTTATATATCCAATGATCGTCAAGCCAAACTAAATCTGAATTTCTTTTTCTTTTTAAATCTCTAATTTGATCGTTTGTTAATTTTTTTTCTTGGTAATCACCAGTAAGAGCCATAGATTCAGATTTAGATAATCCATATCTAATTATATCATCGCAAACTCTAGGAGGTATTGCTGATTTAAACCACCAATAATGATTAAGTATATTCATAAGTTATTGTTTGAATAATATTTAAATCATCATTTTTTTTATTATGAATAGTATATGTATTAGTCGAAGGAAACATTATAAACATATTATTTTTAAGTTCTATATCCCAACAGTTTCCTTTTCTTCTGTTATTATCATAAAATATTTTTATTAAACAATCTTTTACTTGTACTCCATATAATAATACAAAGTCAGGAGCATGTTTAAGATCCATTAAATTAACTTCTAATAAAGATTCAGTATTTGTTAATGGTTTAAATAAATTTCCCCATGTTGATTTATTAATTAATGCAATCTTAAATTTAAGATAGATATGTTCTCTAATAAAAGTATTTAATTTATCCCAATCTTTACAAAATCTAAAATCACGATTTTCAATTTTTGATTGTAAAATTTCGGATTTTAATTTATGATGATTAATTTCAAAACCTTTAGGCATTTTTACATCGCCATAATATAAGGCTTGTTCTGTTAATATATTTTTATGCATATTAAAATATACATTTTTTTAAGATATTTATGAACAAAATTTATTAACGATTTACTAAATCCCAAGACTGATTAGTCTCATTCCAAGCATATTTTTTGTTTGCTGAAATTTCTTCTTCTGTTAATGTTGGAGCATTTCCAATAGGAGATTTCCAACTACAAGAATCATTATCCTTAACCCAAGAAGAATAAGGGCTTGGTGGCCAAAATTTTTGATTTACAGAATCCCATGTAAAACCAATGCCTGCAAAATTTCCTCTAAATGCAGTTCCACCAAGTTTATGTGTATTATTAATTGTATTGTAGGAAGTTTGTATCCAAAGATGTGCAGGCCAATTATTATGTTTTTCTAAATATGATTGTCCTACTGATTCAGTTTCTACACCTTGATCATTTAAAACATCTTCGTCATTAACTGTTAAAACATTAATAACTTCATTATCTTCATTTATTTTTGCAAAACTTGCCATAATTTACCTATTGATATTTATACCTTATTACTACTATTCCACTACCGCCTGAACCAGATTTCGGACCGCTGTTTTCACCAGCGCCTCCGCCTCCTCCGCCTGTATTTCCAGAACCATTTCCACCGCTAGCACCACCATCGCCGCCGTTTCCTCCTCCGCCTGTTCCTCCTGGACCAGTCCCTGGAGAAGCCCCTGCGTTTCCGCCTCCGCCTCCTCCACTTCTTGCAACTGGAGAACCTGTTATTGAAGTTGCTGTTCCATCACCTCCATAAGGAGTTGTCGGACTACCTGGTTGGCCAGCTTGAATGGCTCCACCGCCACCACCGCCTCTTTCACCATATGAACCACCAGAATTATATCCAGTACCGCCATTTGTACCTTGAGCAGGAGAAACTGATGGAGAATTACCACTACCACCGGGTCTACCTGAATTACCACCTCCGCCGCCACCGGATCCTCCA